TTATTATTAATGAAGTTATCTGACGTAGTTAAAATTATACCACAGTATGACAAAGATGGTAATTTACGTCCTATTTTTAGCAAAACAGGTAAACAACAAATAGAAGGAGCACCAGAGGGTATAACACAAGAGAAACAAATTTTTGATTTAATAGTAGGTTTAGATTTACCAATTACAGATAAGATAGGTTTATTAGGAGAATTTGGTTTTGTTGATTTTAGAAATAGAATTGAAAAAGATGACCAAGAATTAGGTTTAGCTACTTTTGATGATAATAGAAAAAAAATAGGTATTAGATATGGTGGTGATGATGATAGTTTATCAGGAAGAGTAATGTATGATCCTGATACTAAAAATATCTCATTAGGTGTTTCTAAAAAATTTGCCAAAGGTGGTAGGATAGGTTTTAAAGGTGGTGCTGATATGGGAACTGTTGCAGACTCACAAGGAAACGTGGGGGGACAAAGCGTAGATATTTCTCCTACTGGTGATGTTAGAACTAGTGACAAACCACCTAGTGCACCAGACGATAGAGCAAGCGATGCACAAAATTTTACAAATTTTTTAGCTACACAAACAAATTTAAAACCAAAAGAAATTAGAAGAATTACAGGTAATCAATCTTTTTTAGAAAGATTCGGACCTAACATACTTAGAGCTGCGGTGTATGGTTTTAATCCAGCGCTCGGAATAGGAAGTTTAAAAGCTAGAGATGTTATAAATTTGTATGATGCTTTTGAAGCAGGCAAAGTAAGTGATGAAGATGTAAGTTTAGGTAAACTTGGTATAACTTCACTCGCTAAAGGTGGTCGTGTTAATTATCAAGACGGCACAGACTTAGTTGATTTTTATACTGGCGGTAAATACGATGCAGAGACTGCTAATCAAAAACTTTCAGATTTAGCTTCACAAGCAAAATTTAATATTGAAAAAGGACTTGATAATCTAACTGGTATAGGCACTATTAAAACTGACTTTCCAGGATCTTTTAGTGCAGCAAGCGGAGTACCATCTGACTTTAGACATCAAGCAGCAGCAAACTTACTATCAGAGACTTTAGGAAAAGGTGCTTACTCAGATGCCATACTAGGACCTATTTCATACGCCTCAGGTGCTATCGGTGCAAGTGGTTTAGGTTTTGTAAAGGAAGTTGCAGATCTTGCAAAAGGTCTTATGGATCCTAACTTAACAAAAAAAGAAGCGTTCAGTGAATTTTTAAAAGATAATTTAAGTAATATTAAAGGAGCATTTAGCCTTCCAGGCACAACCACAGAACAATTATATGATGAAATAATGGGAGACTATGAAGTAAAACCAAGATTTGCTTTTGATCCTGTTATAATGAATCTAAGAGCCGACCGTGTTAAACAAATTGAAGAGGCTAGAAAAAGAGCTTTAAAAAATATTCAAAATCAAAGAGATTCAAAACCAACGACAACTGTTACAGGAACCACGAAACCTGGAACACCTGGAGGTCGTGATACAAAACCAACCACCACCGTAACAGGCACAACTAAACCAGGAACTAGTGGAGGTTTTCAAAAACAAGAAAGACAAACCGCTAGAGAAGATAGAAGAGGTGGTCAGTATGGTTTTGCTAGTGGTGGTTTAGCTAGAATGTTAGGTGAGTAATGATTAAAAAGTTAACAACCACCATACCACCTTTACGTGGACCTAACCCTCAAGGGTTGAATGTTCCTTTAAAACAAGTTAAAAGCTTTAGACTGGAGAAATTAAATGGCAGAAATAGACAAATCGCTTCCCAACGAAGTAAGAGCAGAAATCAAGCTACCAGCTGAAGAAGTTGTTGAGCAAGAAGAAATCGTAGAAAAACCACCTGTCGAAGTAATACCAGAGGACGATGGTGGTGCAACTATCGACTTTGAACCAGGTTCAATCAATATACCTGGAACAGAAAATCATTTTGATAATTTAGCAGACATATTACCTGAAGATATTTTAGATCCTATTGGCTCTGACATGGTTCAGAATTACATGGACTACAAAGCGTCAAGAAAAGATTGGGAACAATCTTACACTCAAGGTTTAGATTTATTAGGATTTAAATATGAAAATAGAACAGAGCCATTTCAAGGAGCGAGTGGTGCAACACATCCTGTTTTAGCTGAAGCTGTAACACAGTTTCAAGCACAAGCTTATAAAGAATTATTACCAAGTGACGGACCTGTAAGAACACAAATTATAGGAGTTAAAAGTCCACAAACAGAACAACAAGCACAACGTGTAAAAGATTACATGAATTATTTAATTATGGATCAAATGAAAGAATACGAAGAAGAGTTTGATTCTATGTTATTTCATTTACCACTTGCAGGTTCTACATTTAAAAAAGTTTACTACGATGTACCACTAGGTAGAGTTGTATCTAAGTTTGTACCTGCAGATGAATTAATTGTGCCTTATACTGCAACTTCAATTGAAGACGCAGAGGCTGTAATACACGTCGTTAAAATATCTGAGAATGAATTAAGAAAACAACAAGTAAATGGTTTTTATACTGACGTAGAGTTAGCACCACCAAGTAGTGTTGAACAAAACTCTGTAGAGAAAAAAGAGCGTGAGTTAGATGGCACTAAAAAATCTGGTAAACAAGAAACAATTTATACTCTGTTGGAGTGTCACGTAAATTTAGACTTAGAAGGTTTTGAAGACGTTGATGGCCAAGGTCAAGCAACAGGAATAAAATTACCCTACATAGTAACTGTAGAAGAAGGTAGCCGAACAGTTCTCTCTATAAGAAGGAACTATGCGCCCGATGATCTAAAGAAAAATAAAATCCAATATTTCGTCCATTTCAAATTTCTGCCAGGACTTGGTTTTTATGGCTTTGGGTTGATACATATGATTGGCGGATTGAGCAGAACAGCAACAGCTGCTCTCCGTCAATTATTAGATGCAGGAACATTATCCAACTTACCTGCAGGATTTAAACAAAGGGGTGTAAGAGTTAGAGATGAAGCATCACCAATACAACCAGGTGAGTTTAAAGATGTAGATGCACCAGGTGGTAATCTAAGAGATGCTTTCTTTCCTCTGCCGTATAAAGAGCCATCACAAACTTTATTAAACTTATTAGGTGTAGTTGTATCTGCAGGTCAAAGGTTTGCAGCTATAGCTGATATGCAAGTAGGGGATAGTAATCAAGCCGCTGCTGTTGGAACAACTATTGCACTTCTAGAACGTGGTTCAAGAGTTATGTCTGCAATACACAAAAGATGTTACGCGGCTATGAAAGATGAGTTTAAATTATTATCTAAAGTTGTATCACAATACTTACCACCAGAATATCCATATGATGTTGTAGGTGGTGCAAGAAATATTAAACAAGCAGACTTTGACGATAGAATAGATGTCATACCAGTTGCAGACCCTAATATATTTTCAATGTCACAAAGAATTACTTTAGCGCAAACACAGTTACAACTCGCAACATCTAATCCCAATATACATAACTTGTATCAAGTATACAGAAACATGTATGAGGCCATAGGTGTTAAAAACGTAGATGCAGTTTTACCTCCACCTGCACCGACAGCACCAATGGATCCTAGTATGGAACATATAAACGCTCTTGCAGGTAAACCTTTTCAAGCTTTTCCAGGCCAAGATCATAGAGCCCACATAACTGCACATTTAAATTTTATGTCAACTAACATGGTTAGAAATAATCCTGCAATAATGGGTGCAATACAAAAAAATATTTTAGAACACATAAGTTTAATGGCACAAGAACAAGTGCAATTAGAGTTTAGAGAACAAATGCAAGAGATGATGTTAATGCAACAACAAGCAGCAGTTAATCCTATGGTGCAACAACAGTTACAAATGATGACAAATCAGATTGAAGCTAGAAAATCTATCTTGATTGCAGAAATGACAGAAGACTTTATGAAGGAGGAGAAAAAAATTACGTCACAATTTGACAATGATCCGCTTTTAAAACTAAAATCTAGAGAAGTTGACCTACGTGCGATGGAAAATGAGCGTAAAAAAGACAGCGACAAAGCTCAACAAGACATTGCAAGAGCAAGATTAATGCAATCAGGTGAAAATTTTGATGAAAAACTAGAGCAGAATGAAGATTTAGCTAAATTAAGGGCTGGAGTAAGTCTTGCAAAGACTGGAATTCAAGATGCTAAGATAATGATAGACGATTAATTATGCCATTGACAGAAAAAGGTAAAAAAATTATGAAATCTATGAAGAAACAGTATGGTAAGAAGAAGGGAGAAACTGTTTTCTATGCATCCAAGAATAAAGGTGTTATAAAAGGGGTGGATAAAACCAAAAAAAGGAGCAAAAATGCAAAAACTTGATAAAATTAAGGAAGTTAAAGTTGCAGATCAACAAGTTGAGATAGATCCTAGATCTAAAACAACTGCTGACAAAGCTTTTAACTATATTGCAACAGGAAAACCTGAGATGCCAGTTGGTGGTCAGAATGCAATGTTGCCAGAAAAGAAAAGAAACTCAAAAGCGTACTAATTTATGTGGTTCAGTGCTATTAAATTAGCGATATCTGCTGGAAGTAAGATATACGCCAATAAGCAGAAGGCCAAGATGGCCATGTCTGATGCTCAGTTGTTACATGCAGAGCGTCAAGCTCGTGGTGAAGAAGCTTACCAAGGTAAATTACTTGAGGCTAGACAATCAGACTGGAAGGACGAAGCCGTTCTTATAATTTTAAGTTTGCCCGTGTTGGTGCTTGCATATGCAGTGATATCGGATGACCCAACAGCGATGGACAAGGTAAAATTATTCTTCGAGATGTTCTCGCAGCTTCCTGGGTGGTTCACTAATTTGTGGATCCTTGTCGTGGCGAGTATTTATGGTATAAAGGGTACACAGATTTTTAGAAACGGAGGAAAAAAATAATGCCAAATAAATTTCACAGACAAAATTTTAGAATGGGAACTAATCCGTTTTCAAGAAAATCTAATATTCAAAAAATAGCAGAGGTTTTTGGACCTAAAAAAACTAAAGTTAAAAAAGATAAAAAAATTAAAAAAAGAATGATGGCTAATAAAGGTGGTGGAGCTGATACTGGTACAATGGGAGAAATAAAAAGTAAGCTAGGTGTTTTAACAGATAAAATGAAAAAAATTAAAATGCCTGGTAGACTTACTGATGAAGATAGAGAAAAATTACTTAGAGTTTTTGATAAAGAAACAAATAAAAATATTTTCATAAATAAAAATAAATTGATGAAAAATTTAGATAGATATGATCCCGCAACTGATACTGAAAGACTATCTGAAGGAGATATTAAAAGAGCAAAAAAATTAATTAATATGAAAAAAGGTGGACTAGCTAAAAAGAAAAAGAAATTTCCTGATATATCTGGAGATGGTAAAATAACCATGAAAGATGTATTAATGGCAAGAGGTGTAATACCTAAAAATAAAAAAGATAAAAAGAAGGTAATTTAATGACTAAACTATGTCCTAGAGGTAAAGCCGCAGCAAAGCGAAAATTTAAAGTGTACCCGTCAGCATATGCTAATGCCTATGCTTCTAAAATCTGTGCAGGTAAAATTAAAGACCCAAGTGGTTTAAAGAGAAAAGATTTCAGAGGTAGCAAAGCTGAAGGTGGATTAATGGAAGCAACTGCAAGATTAAAAAGACAAGGACTACTAAGAGGTGGTGTTGCCAGAGGCTGTGGAAGAATTTTAAAAGATAGAAAAAAATTCACGAAAGAGTTTTAATATCATGGCAAAAAACGGTCTTGATAAATGGTTTGCTCAAAAATGGGTAGACATAGGGAGTAAAAAGAAAGACGGTTCTTTTGCTAAGTGTGGAAGATCAAAACAGAAGAAAGATGCAAAACGTAAATATCCAAAATGCGTCCCACTAGCTAAAGCTAGACGTATGACGGAAAGCCAAAGAAAATCTGCCGTATCTAGAAAAAGAGCGGTGGCTCAAGGTGTAGGTGGAAAACCAACTAATGTTAAAACTTTTACTAAAAGAGCGAAAGCAATGGGTGGTGGGTTCATGGCTAGACGTATGGGTATGATGTAATGAGAAGAGAATATTCAAAAGGCACAATGCCTCCAAGAAACAAAAAGAACTTCAGATCAACGAAGTCTGGAGCAGGGATGACAAAAGCTGGGGTCGCTGCTTACAGAAGATTAAATCCTGGCTCAAAACTAAAAACAGCGGTCACTGGCAAAGTCAAACCAGGATCTAAAGCTGCTAAAAGACGTAAATCATTTTGTGCGAGATCACTTGGACAAATGAAAAAATTTCCTAAAGCCG